AGGGAGAAGAGGAAGAGGGAGAAGAAGGTGAAGAACCAGCTGAAGGCGAGGAGCCAGCAGAAGGTGAAGAACCAGCTGAAGGCGAAGAAACACCTGCAAAGTAATTCAATATATCGCTAATTATTAAAGCGAGTGGACGCAATGCGACTACTCGCTTTTTCTTTTTAAGATAAATAACTATGATGAGTGAATACCTTCAAAATACTACAATTCCACTGTTTGAAACTTTCTGTAGAAAGAATCAAGTTGATGGCAAAACAATAACTGCCGAAATTGCTGGAAAACCATTACAATTAATGGTTGCAACTACTCCTCGTAGTCAAGCAAAAGGTTATATGGGAGCAACTGAAGAACCGCGAGACGGAGAAGGAATACTATTTGTGTATGACGGAGAAGACACTCGATCCTTTTGGATGAAAGACGTGCCCTTTTCATTAGACATTATGTTCTTTGATTCTAACATGAATTATATTGGGCATGAAACCATGGCTGCACATGATGGAGCCGACGATCACAATATTCCTAAATACTTTAGTAAAAAACCTGCGCGCTTTGCAGTCGAAGTAAAATCTGGATGGTGCGATCAAAATATCGACGGAGACTGTTCCCTTAAGATTTAATAATTTTACCAATTTATAGTATAGTATCTATAATCTATACATATTATATGACTGGTAATTTCGAAACACTTTTAGCATTTATTGGAGAAATGAATGCTTCCAACTCAACAAACCACAAGATTGAAATACTTAAAAAATACTCAGATGACGAGTTTATTTTTAAGGTGTTGCAATATACATACCATCCATATAAACAGTATGGTGTAACTTCAGCTAACTTAAAGAAGAGATCTGAAATACTTGCACCTGGTGAAGTATATGATAACTTATTCTATTTGTTAGACGATCTCAATGAGAGAAAGCTTACTGGCCATGCGGCAATCGCTGCAGCTAATTCATTTATTCAACATAACTCAAAATATGCCGACTTTATTTACCAAGTAATTGATCGAAACCTTGAAACTAGAGCAACTACTACTCTAATCAATCGCGTGAAACCTGGACTCATCCCGACATTTAACGTTGCACTCGCACATGATTTTACAAAAGTTAAAAATATTGACATAACTGATGGTACATGGTTTCTTTCTAGAAAACTTGATGGAGTTAGATGCTTAACGATTGTTCGGGATGGAACAGTTCGCTGCTTTTCAAGAAACGGTAAGGAATTTGAAACTCTCGGAGTAGTAAAAGAGGAAATTAGACGCTTGGGGATTACCGATTGCGTGTTAGATGGTGAAATATGCGTAATGAAAGAAGATGGCTCAGATGACTTCCAGGGAATCCTGAAAGAGATTCAGCGCAAGGACCATACTATTAAATTACCAAGATATTGGGTCTTCGATATCTTAACTCTAGAAGAGTTTGATAGCGGTACTGGAACAGTTGCCCTATCTGAACGCCGAGTTCGTAAATCATTTGATTCGAAGATTTTGGTGACCCTGCCGCAGAGCATATTGAAGAGCGCAGAAGAACTTGTTTATTTTAGAAATACTGCAAAGGAAAAAGGTTGGGAAGGTTTGATTGCACGTCGAGATGTTGGATATGAAGGGGATCGTACAAAAAACATGCTAAAGCTTAAGGAATTTTTTGATGCTGAATATAGAGTAGTAGAGGCAATTATGGGAGCACAACGAGTTATTGTAGAAGAACGTGAAGTTGAAGAAATAGTGTTAAGTGCCGTTATTGTCGAACACAAAGGAAACCGAGTACAAGTAGGTAGTGGATTTAATATGGATGAGCGGCGTCGATATTTTAAAAACCCTGAAAAGATCGTAGGAAAAATAATAAACGTTCAATATTTTGAATCTACAGTTGATCAACATGGATCATATTCATTACGATTTCCAGTATTTAAAGGAGTATATGGAGATTCTCGAGAAATATAATTATTTTTGAAGAGACCTCGGATAAATAATTAAAAGAAAATGTATTACGTTTATTTTTATAAAGACCCAATTACTCTTGAAATATTCTATATAGGAAAGGGTAAGGGAAATAGATTATATTCTCATTGGAAAAGAAGAAACTCGCACTATAATCGAATATTAAGAGAAAAACTTCAAGCCATTTCACAATTAAAAATGGAACCAATTATTGAAAAATATAAAGAAGATCTTGAAAATTATGAAGCTTTTTATTTAGAATTTGAGTTAATACAAAAATATGGAAGGTTAGATCTTGATCACAATGGAATATTATGTAATAGATCATCTGGCTTTGAACATTTTAATATTCCAATGGTTTCGCTACCGACTATTCAAGACTTTCTCAAAGATAAGAAACATTTTAACTCAAAATATATTTCAGAAGAAGAAAAAAATGAAATATGTAATAATTATTTGAGCGGTTTAAGTATGATTAAATTAGCTAAAATGTATTCTCATGGACCATATACTATAAAAGAGACTCTTCTCCAATTCAATATTAAAATAAAAAATAGAGGAGGACAAATTGGTGAAAACAATGGAATGTATGGAGTAAAAAGAGAAAATACTTCCTATTTTAAAGGAAAATCCCATAGTGTTAATACTAAAAATAAAATATCATTATCGCTTAAAGGAAAATCTTCAAAAAAAATAATTGTTAATTCAATAGAATTTAATAGCATACATGAAGCCGAGAACCAATTAAAAATACCGAGACAAACTCTCACCAGATATGCAAAAAATAATAAATCTTTAATTAGAGACGGAAAAACATATACAATTAATTATATTTGATTTAACCTGCGGAGTAGCGAGAACAACCTAATTAGAATTTTTTCAAAAAACCAATAAGTCAACCTGAGTATAAAAAAGTATGGGATTCAATAAAAAGTATTTACTAGAATTAAAAGAGCTTAAAGAAGAATATAAAACTAGTGGACACGATGAATTTGTTCGTATTTACAGAAAATATGATGCTTTCATTGGACCTGCTCCCTCAATAAATTTTGTTCAAAAAAAATTAATCAAAAAAACCAATTAATATGTATTACATCGCAAAAGTAAAATTTGAAACAATTGATGACCGTACAGGTCGCGCTAGAAAAATGTACGAGCAATATTTAGTAGAAGCAATGGATATCTCCGATGCTGAAAACAAGCTTAAAGATAAGTTTAAAGATTCGATTGCAGAGTTTGCAGTAGTAAGTGTGCAAGAATCTAAAATCATGGGTGTGATCAAGTAATAGGTTATGAAAAAGTTGCCAACTCGAGTTGCTGAGCAAGTATATTCAGTGTTAATGAAGTTTGCAGATGCAAAGCAGGACTATTATTCAAGAGAAGTTTTTATTTTCCACTTTGGCGTGGTTCCGGATACTTCAGATGCATTTAAACTTTCTTGCATGGATGATGCACAACGTACATTCATCTGCAAAGAAGATGGTAGAATGTGGCTAGATGGAAAAGGCAGTGATCGAGTAAACCCAATTCTTCGAAAAATTACTCAAAACTTAAGGGAAGAGACCCAGATTTCTGAATTTACAGTTCGTCGACATGAATCTTAATGTACCTAAAGAAAAAGATGCAGCATTTGCGCAAAACCTATTTGCTCTAATCTCAGACGCTCTTTGCGAGCTTCGTGACGAAACCGATAAGTGGCCAGATCGAATCATATTTAGTGGACCCCTTGGAAAAGAGGTCCACTCTTTTATTATGGAGAAAGGCTGGGACCTTGCAAAATTTAATCCGCAAGCAGTGACTGGTGGAAATATTATTACCTTTAACTATTCTAAACCTCTTACTCAAATTGAAGAAAGAGGCACAACCCTATTTGACGAAAGCTTTAATAATCGAACAATGAAGGGGATCCCTGGGCCAAATACTGTGCAGAAAATAATTAGCACGTATTCTGCGCCAGCATTTAAAATAGAAAGACAAATTCGACCTAAGCTAGAAATTTTTTTAACACAGAAAAACTAATTTAATTTACATGAATACACTAGATTTGAACTATCAAAACCTATTAACTGACATTATATCAAATGGTGTTAATAAAGAAGATCGTACTGGAACTGGCACTATTTCCGTCTTTGGAAGACAAATTCGTCACAATATGAAAGATGGTTTTCCTTTACTTACAACTAAAAAGATGGCTTGGAAATCAGTAGTAACTGAGTTACTGTGGTTTTTAAGAGGTGATACCAATATCAAATACCTTGTTGATAATGGATGTAATATATGGACAGGGGATGCTCATAAGAATTATTTAAAAGAAAAAGATAAGGTTGGATTAATTGGAATGGATATAAGAAATTTTCTTATTAACATTGCTAGAGATGATGAGTTTGCTAAGAGGTGGGGTGAATTAGGTCCTGTGTATGGTAAGCAATGGAGGAATTTTAATCACCCAACAAATGAACAAGAAGGATATGATGGCGTAGACCAAATCGCAAACCTAATCAACGAACTTAAAACAAACCCAGACTCAAGACGATTAATAGTTAATGCTTGGAATGTAGGTGAATTAGACCAAATGGTACTTCCACCTTGTCATTATTCATTTCAAGTTTATACAAGAGAGTTAAGTTTAGATGAGAGAACAAAATATAAAATGAAAAGTGATAATATTGCAAGAACGATTGCGGCATATACTCATCAAATTTTAGATAATTCAAATATACCAACCAGAGCAATCTCTTTAATGTGGAATCAACGTTCAGTAGATACATTTTTAGGGTTACCATTCAACATTGCTTCTTACGGCTTATTATTAGAAATCATTGCTAAAGTAGTTAATATGGTTCCAGATGAATTGATTGGTAATTTAGGTGATGTACATTTATATTCAAATCATATTGAACAAGCAAAAGAACAGATTAGTAGAGAATTAAGTTTGGAGGAAAGAAGAAAACTATGGGAATCTACAGGAATGGGTTGGAAAGAAGAAGTTAGTGAATTATTACAAATGCAAGAATATAATTGTAGATTTATACCTAAGCGTACAAGAGAACCATACCCATTACCAACATTAAACATCAATACAGAGTTTTGGCCTTATGAAGGTGGTGAGTGTGGTGTAGGTCCGTTAGATGCTGTTAAAGTATTTGAATCATTTAAAGACGATAACTTTTGTAAATGTTTATTAGAAGAAGATATACAATTAGGTAATTATCAGTCCCATCCAGCAATTAAAGCTGAACTTTCAAATTAGCAAATAAATAAAAAGAAAAAGTACGATGATTGAAGTAATTAAAATTGGAACCGAATGGTGTGGTCCTTGTAAAATGATGAAGCCAACTATTCAAAAGCTGCAAGAGAAATATGATGAAACAAGTGGTGTTAAAATCACAGAGGTTGATGCAGACCAGGATCCAGATGTTGCAATCAAATTCAGTGTACGTGGTGTACCTACCATAATCTTCCTAAAAGACGGCTCAGTGGCAGATCGCAAGACTGGAATCATGTCTGAATCTCAGATTACCGAGATAATTACCAAATTAAAACAGTAGAGGTCAGTGATTTATGCCATTTGATAAATAAATAATAAAAATGGCAATAAATTACAATGACTAAACAGGTCCTACATATTCCTCAACACAAGACTGTACAATATACTCCAGGTACGCCGGATACTGGGTTTAGCAAAATTTACCCAAAAACGGACGGTAGATGGTATCGACTGGACGACGCCGGTAATGAAGTACCAGTCGACAATATCGTCGATATTGGAGGCTGTCCAACCTCAACTGTAAGATTGGGAGTATGCAATACTGCCTCTGCTGATTTTTCAGCAGCAATCGGTGGAAAAAATAATACTGCTTCTGCAATTTATTCAACAGTCGGTGGGGGCATTAGTAATATTTCCTCTGGATTTGTCAGTACCGTTTCTGGAGGTGGCGGAAACACTGCAACTGGCGATTTTACAACAATAAGCGGCGGAAGACTA